CCAACCCGGGAACTGCGCCGTGTGGTGGACCAACTGCAAACCAACCCGGCCACCGGGCGAGTGCGTGGGGATCAGAACAGGGATCAGGGGGGCGTGAAATGGTGACCGATGCAAAAACCAAAACCAAGGCTGGAACTACTGCGCGAAAGCGCACCCGAACCCGTGCCAAAACATCACCCCGTGAGGTGGCGGCACCCGGACAAGGGCTGGCGGCCCGACCCCGAAAAAATTCAGCGCATGAACGGGCCACAGCTGTGCCAGTTCGCGGCGTTCAACGGCCTGCGCCAGTCCCCGAAAATTGGCTGGGTGATCCCTGTGACGGCGATGGTGATCGTGTACGGGATCCTGGCCCTGGTGTTCTAGCGTTCCGGGTTCAGTCCGTGCCAGTGGCGCAGGGGAACCACCGCTGGAACCCCAAGCTGCGGCGCATGTTCGAGACTACCAAGGGCCACGCGGCGTGGAGGCTGATCGTCATGCGCCTGGCGCAGGTGGCCCACCGCGAGTCCGAGCTGGAACAGTTCACCGGCCCCGTGATCCTGGAGCTGCGGTTCAGGCTGCCCCGGCCCAAGGGCCACGTGAAAAAGGACGGCACCCTGCGCCTGGGCAAGCCCGAGCTGCCCATCAGTTCCCCGGACCTGTCCAAGCTGGTGCGCGCGGTGGAGGACAGCCTGACCGGCGCGGGCGTGTGGACCGACGACAGCCTGGTGGCCGACCTGTTCGCGCGGAAACGCTACGCGTCCCCCGGCGAGGAGGGCGTGGACGTGTTCGTGCGCGAGGTGGAGCTGTGACGATGGAGCAAGCGATCAACCAGCTGGCGGCCAAGCTGCACGGCGACAAGGAGCACGCCAAAAGCCTGATCGAGCGGGCCGGCGGCCCTGGCAAGTGCCTGGCGCCACCCAAGTGGCGCGGCGGCGATGGCCGTTGCAACAGCTGCCTGGTGTGCAAGCCATGACCATGCACAACGACGCGAACCACGGCCCCACCGGCAGCGTGTGGACAACCAAACGATCCAAGCCCAAGGGCAAGGAGGCCGAGGTGGGAACCACCGGCAACCTGTCCCAGTGCCTGGGCGGCGACGAGGTGATCCTGATCGCCAAGTCCGGCAAGCGATACAAGGCCACCGTGGCGTGGTGTTACGGTGACAACCAGGGCGCAATGGTGCGCATGAACGACAGCCTGCTGTCCGAGGACATGAAGTCCATCAGCAACCCCGACGCCCGGGTGGAGTGGCGACGAGTGAGGCCAAAATGAAACCAACGACGTGCAAAAAATGCCCGGCTGACATCGTGTTCGCCAAGTCCAGGAACGACAAGTGGATGCCCATGGACGCGGAACCCGCAGTGGAGGGCCCGTTTTGGCTGGACCTGGCCGAGGATCCCCCCATCGCGCGCAAGGCGTACCCCGACACCCCACCGGGGGATCGCTACACCTGCCATTTCGACACCTGCGCCGTGCAGCGTGACCCAAAACCTGCAGCGACCCCGGCCGACGATGGAGTGGACAATGACATCCCATTTTAGCCTGGAGGACATGCTGGACGCCAAGGCCCAGATCGAGGCCCTGTCCAAGGACACCGACGTGGTGGAGTTCAGGGCGTGCCGAAAAACCTGCGACGAGATCGTGGGGGCCCTGCCCAACATGGCAGCCGACACCCAGCACGCGTTCCGTGGCATCCCCCTGGTGGCCGACGAGCGCGTGCGACCTGGCCACGTCCTGGAGGTGACGCGCAAGGACCTGGAGCGCGCCATGGTCCCCCCAGGCCAGTCCCCCGACGAGGAGGGGTTCAAGCCATGAAGCGAAAACAACCAGGACAGCGAGCGCGGGCCAAGCGGACCCGGGACGACGACGCCCTGCTGCGCAAGTACGCGCGGCACGAATACGACGCCACCCGGGATCGGATCGCCAAAAAGGCCGGCGTGCGGCGCGTGCTGATCAAAAACAAGCAAGGCCACGCCAGGGCGATCAACGCGGGCCTGTCCGCCCTGCGCGCGTGGTTCAAGGGCCTGCCCGTGTCACAGCAACCCCTGGCCCGCGCCCAAATGCGCAGCGCCATCGAGTCCGGGATCAGCGGCGTGCCCGAGTCCGTGGACGACGAGGTGATCAAGGCCAACCAGCCACACGTGGACGAGCTGATCGCCAAGGCCAAGGCGGCCCAGGGTGGTGGGTTCGAGGGCATCGACCGAGGCGTGGCCGACGAGCGCCTGGCGGACGCCAAGCAACAGCTGGACGGCGAGCTGGACACCGACACCGAGCTGCACGCGGTAGAATCGGGGGGCCGATGATCCACCGATGGTGGCAGCCCCTGCTGATCCCGTTCACGCTGCTGACCCTGGTGGGCCAGCTGCTGTACGCCCTGGTGGTGCGGCCCAGTTCAGTGCGGTGGCGCCAGTGGGCGCTGGAGTGCATCGACAGCACCCCCGAGTCCAGGTCCACCACGATCTGGGGCCGGCCCGGCGGCCAGTCCTGGGGCTGCAGGGTTCTGTGGTTCAACACCACCCTGGCCAGCATCGGCGAGGTGAACGTGCACGAACGGGTTCACGCCCTGCACGGCGAGTGGGTGAACGCCGTGGCGCACGCTGTACTCGTCCCTGCGGCCGTTTTGTTCCTGGGGCCATCGTGGTGGTGGCCGGCCGTGATCGTGGCGCAGCTGGCGTTCGGGGTGGCCTACGGTGGCCATTTCGCGTTCGAGTGGGCGCGGCAAGGTTTCGGACCCTGGCACCCTGCCTACATGCGGATCTGGTCCGAGCGGATCGCGTACCGCGTGGACGACGAGTGGGCCAAGGGCCAACGACCGGGGGCGTGGGGTGAATGAACTGTCCAAACTGCGCCAAGCTGGTGCTGGAAAATCAAGTGCTGCGGGCCAACCTGCAGCGGGAACGAGTGGAGAATGAAAAGCGACGAAAACGAGATCAGACAAGCGATCCGGGCCCAGGAGATCCTGACAGCCAGGGCGATGGGCTGCCTGGTGGCCGTGTCCGAGATTCTAACGGGCAAAACTGCCCCTGACTGTTTCGACCCGGAACCCGAGATCATCGCCCACCAAGTGGCCGAGCTGAAGCGCGAGCGGGACGAGCTGCGCGCCGAGGTGGAGCGCCTGCGCGAGGGCCAGGCGTGACCGGGCGGAAATGCGCGTGGGACGACTGCGCCACCACCGTGACCCACCCGGACCAGCTGTGCGCCGTCCACCTGCCCCAGTGGCTGGACCCCAAGCGGGAACCCGTGGAACACTACATGCGCGGCGGGATCGAGTGCATCGACGCCATGCGCGCGGTGACCACCCCGGGCGATTTCCAGGCGTTTTGCAGGCTGACCGCGTTCAAGTACCTGTGGCGGTTCGGCGAAAAGGACGACCCCGTGCGCGAGTCCAAAAAGGTGCTGGACTATGCGCGGTGGCTGCACGATAGCCTGGCCGAGGTGGACGCCAACGCGGACGAGCTGCGCAAGGCCGGCGAGCGCATGCTGAACGGGTACAAGGGCGGGCGGAAATGAAACCAGCCAAGATCACCCTGGAGCCCACGCCGTTCGGCAGCAGCATCACCGTGCGGTTCAGCGACGGCCAGATGGACTGGCTGCTGGGCATCGCCAAGGAGGCCACCAAGCGCGCCAGCCACGTGGCCCACCGACTGAAGGACCCCGACATGGCAACGCGGGATCCCTGGTATTGGGACTGGCTGGGCATCAGGTCCGAGTACGCGGTGGCCCTGTCCCTGGGGCTGCAGCTGAAGGACTGCGCCGTGCCCTGGAAGGGCATGGACGCGGACAAGTACCCCAGAGCGTTCGACGCGGGCGTGGACGTGATGGCGCCCAACGGCGTGGGGCTGGAAGTGAAGGCGTGGAACGCCCCAACGCCGAACAAGCGCCCCAGCGTGATCCCCGAGGGGAACCACGGCCCGATCACAGCAGGCGCGGCCGTGTCCGTGGTGTGCCACCAAAACGCCCCCGACCTGGTGCGGCTGAACGGCTACGTGACGCGGGACCAGTTCCACACGTTTCGCGAGTGGTGCGACTGGCTGCCAGCACCTGCCTGGGGCATAAAGGCGGATCACTGCAGGCCCTGGCTGGCAATGATGCACGCCAACGGCACCACCGGCCTGGCGGCCCACAGGGCAACAGGGGAACCCGTGCGGCCACCGATGGGGAAGCTGGCCACCCAGTTCGACGAGCTGCGCGAGGTGTGCCACACGTCCGCACGCGAGGAGGCCAGCGACGTGCCCGACCTGTCCGCGTGGGCCATGTCCGAGCAAGATCGCGCGTGGGTTCAGGAGATCATGAGGGCATGACCGACAAGGAACGATTCACCAAGGCGATGGACCCCAAGGGCTACGAGTCCACGGCCGGGCGCGCAGCGCCCGAGCTGGAGCGCCTGTCCGCCCTGGAGGCCGAGGCGGCCGTGATCCAGGTGTACCTGGCGGCGGCCCAGTCCAAGGCCGAGGTGATGCACCTGCGGGTGGAAAAGCGCGGCGGCCGAGTTCGGGCCACGGCCAAGCTGTGGCAGGACCAGCCCGTGGAGTTCATCATGCTGGAAACCACGGTGGGCCTGGACGACGAGGGCAACCCATGAACGTGCACGTGTACCACGGCCCCGGCATGGACCCACCCAGGCCCGCGAACCCGTTCACCCAGCGCAGTGCGGCCTGGTGCGAGAAATGCCACCGGCGGCGCGTTCAGACCCTGATGGTGCAGGCCCCCACGATGGACCCCGACACCATGCGCGCGGACGAGATGATGGCGGCGGCGTTCTGCGGCCCACGTTTCTGGTGGGCGTGTCCCTGCGGGGAACTGATGCACGCCAATTTCGAGGTGGAGTGGTGACCGGGGACCAGGCGTGCAAGTGCTGCCAACAGTACGCGCCCAGGCCCTACAACGGCGCCCCCCAGCCACCATGCAAGGGCGTGGCGGACCTGGAGCAAGCCCGGAACATTGCGCGCGAGTGGAAGGCCAGGGCCATCAGTGCAGGGTGGGGACCTGGCAAAACGTCACAAGCGTCACGAACGTCACAACCGTCACGCGGGGGATCATTCTGTGATTAACGATCAGATCGGGCTACAATCGAGGGCAGCATGGCCGGCAAGCTGAACATGGAGCTGATGGGCAAGGCCGAGCTGGCCCTGGTGCGCGGCGAGAACCCCCACGCCGTGGCCCAGGCCCTGGCGGTGGAGTTCGACATGACCGAGCGCACCGTGTGGCGGTATTTCCGGCTGGTCCGGGAACGGTGGGCCACCGAGGAGGAGGAGCTGCGGCCCAAGCGGCGCGAACAGTTCCGGGCCATGGTGATGGAGAATTTCCGCCTGGCGATGGACGACGCCAACCCGATGGCGGGCGCGGCCACCCTGCGCGTGCTGGCCAAGCTGGACGGCCTGGAGGCCCCCGGCAAGCTGGAGATCACCACGGCCTACGACGTGCGCAGCATGTCACCCCTGGAGCGCCAGGCCGAGATCGAGCGCCTGCTGCTGGTTCGAGCTGCGCACCTGGACGGGCGCCTGGCCACCCCGATGCTGGGCAACGGCAAGGCGAACGGCAAGGCGACAAAGCACTGACCCGGCTGTGATACGCTGGACCGCATGACGCGCGACCCAAGCAAGCCACCCGGCAAGGTGCAAAAATCCGCGCCGTGGGTGGCCCTGGCATCGGCGGCGATCATTCCGTTTTTCTCGTACCTGGAGTCCAGCAGCAGGGCCCGCGAGGCCGAGGCCAAGGCCCGCCAGGTGCAGGTGATCCAGCAGACCGACCACAACGAGGTGACCGACACCACCACGGCCGTCATGTCCGCCACCACCGAGGTGACCGACCGACTGCAGGCCGACATCACGGCGTGCCACCAGCGCGTGGACAAGCTGGCCCAGGCCATGGAGGAGATCGCCACGTCCAGGCGGCGAACCACCACGGCCCCGGCGGCGATCATGGAACAGCGAACCCTGGCCAGCGAGCGGCCGGCGGCCAAGCCCATGCCCAGGCACAAGTCCGACGTGGACCCCGACGACCCCCTGGCGGGTGCGCTAAAATAGCGATAGGGTCCGGCGCATGTCACACCGTTACGAGTACAGGGCCAAGCTGCGCCGAGTGGTGGACGGGGACACCGTGGACCTGACCGTGGACTGCGGGTTTTACATGACCATGGCCCTGCGGTTCAGGCTGCTGGGCGTGGACACCCCCGAGCTGCGGGACAGCGACGAGGAGCTGCGCGAGGCGGCCAAGCGCGCCAAGCTGGCGGTGGAGAAAATGCTGGACCTGGCGGGCGACTGGCCACTGCGGGTGGAAACCCACAAGGCCGACAGTTTCGGGCGGTGGCTGGGGCGCGTGTTCTACCCCCTGCCCACGGAAACAGGACGGGCGGACAAGTGGGCGGACGTGTCCGAAACCCTGATCGCCGTGGGCCTGGGGAAGTCCTACGCCAAATGATCCGGGTGGTGAAGCCCACGATCCGGGAACGCAACCGGATCCCCATCGAGTGCGAGTTTTGCGGCGAGGAGTCCGTGATGGTGATCGAGGTGCAGCAGGTGGAGTGCCAGATCGTGTACAAGGCCAACCTGGAGGTGTGCTGCGATGCCATCAGGGATCGGCTGAACGACATGGACGTGTCCAGGGGCCTGCCCAACTGATGCACACCCACCCCGAGCTGGTGCGCGAGATCGCCGATCCCCATGGCGTGTGGGCTGTGACGCCTAAACCGTCACCACCGTCACCACCGTCACAGGTGCGGGGATCTGTAGTCGTTCAGCCCGGCCTGGTGCTAATGTCCAACGAGGTGGCGGGAACAATTCATGGACATGACAGCCGAACCCTGGAGCCCTGAACAGGACGCCAGGCTGGCCGAGCTGCTGCGGTACGAGGCCGAGGCCGAGTCCCTGACCGAGTTCATCGCGCGCGTGTCCCCCAAGCTGCCCCCGCCTGCGCACCTGGCACCCCTGATCGACGCGTGGGAGCGCACCCGCCACGGCCCCGTGTACGCGGTGGTGGAAATGCCACCCCGGCACGCGAAAACCACCACCGGCCTGCACGGCCTGACCTGGCGCATGGACCTGGACCCCTGCCTGCGCCACGCGTTCATCGCATACGCCGAGTCCCTGTCCCTGGAAAAGTCCAGGCAGGCCCGGCGGCTGGCCCGAGCTGCGGGCGTGGAGCTGATGGCGGACAGCCAGTCCGTGCACCTGTGGGAAACGGTCCACGGGGGATCGTTCCTGGCCACGTCCGTGGGTGGCGGCATCACCGGCAAGGGGATCGACGGCGTGGCGGTGATCGACGATCCCCACAAGGACCGCGCCGAGGCCGAGTCCAGGCTGATGCGGGATCGCGTGTGGGACTGGTTCACGGACACGTTCTGGTCCCGCATGGAGGACGACGGATCCGTGTTCATCGTCATGACCAGGTGGCACAAGGACGACCTGGCCGGGCGCGTGCTGAAGGGGTTCGAGGACCCAGAAACGGGCGAGGCCATCCAGTTCGAGCGGATCCGGCTGCCTGCCCTGGCCGAGGTGGACGACCCCATCG